TTTATTATTGATGTGATCGTAGCTCTATTTTCTACTAAAGCCTGATCAAAGCCTCTAGAGTCTATTGTGTTTATATTAAAGTTTACAACAGCAGATCTACCGCCTGACCCTCTAGCTGATTGAGTAATTTGACCTGTGCTATTTGGAATAAACATTTCAGCACCTCTTTCACCAACTAAAATCGGTTGTCCTTTTCTAACAGCACCACCCTGAGCGAATCCTGGTAAAAAGGATGATACAGCTTTAAAAGCAAATTGTCGTTGTAATTCACTTGTTTGTTGCCTCATAAAATTAAGTTTTTCACCTTCTTTTTTAACAGTTTCATCTGTCAATAATTTTTCTATTTGTTTTTGAATTACCATTTGAATTGTAAATGCTAATGCCTCTACTAAAAGTTTTTGTGCTAATTCTTTAAAGGATTTATTTAGTTCTTTTCCAAGTACAACAGCTTCTGCAAGTGATCTAGAAAAGCCTTTTACTCCACTTAATATAAATTTACCTATTGTGTCGTTAATAGACTCTAAGTCTTTTTTAATTTGGTTTTTTATGGAGTCCTGTATTTTACTAAATGATATCAAAGTTTTTTCTGAGCTTTGCTCTATACCTTTTAGTTCCTTTTGAAGTTCTGCTAGTTGCTCTTTTGATAGTATTATATTTTCTTCTATCTTTTTAATAAACTCATTTACACTTTTAAATGCTGCACCAAACTCCTCTGTTTTTTTAGTGCCACCAAAGACTTTATTTGTTATCGCATCAAGATCAACACCAATAGCTTTTAGTAATCCAAGAATACCTACTATTGCTATTTTACCTGTTCTACCAAGCATCAAGAAACCAACAATTCCCATTTCTCTAATACCTGGAGGCAGACCTTTTACTACATCTATTAGTCCACCAATACCAACAGCAACGACTTGAAATATAGGTCGTAATATATCAAGTAAAGCTGCACCGCCAAGTAATGCTTGTTTTATAAAATTAACTAAACCTTCACCAACTGCTGTTGCAAATTGAGTTAGTGCTTTTGAGTTATCTTCTATTCCTCTGTTTATAACTACCAATGCGTTTTTAAAGAAATCAAAAAAACCAGCTCTATTTGTTTCTAGTTTAAATTTAAATAGTTTATCTGATAACATTGAGAGGGTACCAGTGAATGTAGTTGCAAGAACCTCAGTAGCTTTACCAAATCTACCATTCTCACCAAACGTATCTTCAAATGCTTTTATAGTAGCCTCTGCTGTAACAGTAGCTCCAGCTTTAAATCCTAATAAAGCTCTAACACCTCTTTCTCTAAATACGTCTGCTGCTGCTATACCACCTGCAAAGGATCTTTGAATTTGCTCTGCGGTTTGTCTAAAATCTAATCCTGTTACTGCTGCTACGTTACCTGTGATTTTAAGAATACGAGTTAGGTCATCTGCATCTTTTGCGACAACCGCTAGGTTACCTGATGCAGATGATATTTCCTCTAGGGAGAAAGGAACTCGTGCTGCAAAGTTAATCAAGTTATCAAATGCTTTTGTTCCTTGTTTAACGTTACCGAATAAAAAATTAAATCTAATACCTAAGTTTTCAACTTCAGATCCTACTCGTACAATTGATCTAATAGCAACACCACCACCAATACCAAGTAAGGCAGATTGTACAGAAAAAATTGATGCTCTTAAATTTGCTAAACCTTTTTGAACACTACCAAGTGCTGCTTTTGTCTTATCACGTGCTAATACATTTAAAACTAAATTTTGTGCCATTATAAAGGTCTCTTTCTATCGTATTCTTCTTTTTCTAACATAAAATGTGCTATCCACAAATTAAATTCCTCTTCAGGCATATCTAATACCTGCATCAAGGTTATTTTTAACCTGTCTGCTACTATTAGCATATTTCTAATTTCAGGAGTAGTGTTTAGTTTTTTTTTGACTCGTAAGCTGACGATACTTGAACCATAGCAGTCGATATTTTTGCTAATACATCAGAATCAACTTTATGCATAATATCTAATTTATCTGTGCTTGAAAAAAGTTTATTACCATCTTTATCTAAAGCCTTTAAAATAACTACGTCAGCAAGAATACCGACATCATTTAAATTACTTGAGCCTGAGAATAGTTTTTTCTTTTCAGCAAGTGTTATTGGTTTCCAGTAAATAACAGAGGGTTTACCATCCTCGTCAGGCCACTCTTCAATCTCAATGGATTGTATTCCTAAAGCCTCAAAGTGAGATTTAGCTCTATCTATTAGTGACATATATTATTATTCTGTACCAATCGTTAAAGCACCTGTTCCCTGAAATGTAACACTTCTAGCAACGATACCATCCATAGGTTGGTTAACACTCATTCCAGTTACTATACCTGTACCTTCAAAACTTCTGTCACCTGATGATGATCCTTCAGGTAATAATTTAAAAGTAAGACTAGATCCTGCTGTCAATTGTGTTTGTGCTGAGTCTGTTTCGTCAAAGTGCATTTCTAGAGTTCCTGAAAACGATGTTCTACCTGCAACAAAAGATTTTGCTGCATCTGCCATTTTTGTACTTTCAACAACGTCTCCTGTTGTCTCTAAAGTAAATGATGTTAACTCACCTACTCCAGTTCCACCGATAGCAACTTCGCCTTCTTTTCCATGATGTACTGCCATATTTATTCCTCCGTTAGATTGCTTATATTATTTTTCTTGTTCTTCGTCAAACTCTTCTTCATCTTCTTCTTCCCAATTTTCCTCTACTTCCTCATCTTCTGAGTGATCCTCTTCAATCTCTTCTAATAAGTCTTTTGCTTCTTCACAAAGTAATGATTCTTTATCGTGTAATTTTTCTATCTTATCTATAATTTTTTTTATCTTGCTAACTTTGTTTCCTATTTTTGCCATCGCTTATCCTTTGTTATGGTGTTCCTGATTCAAAAGTGTAAATACACCTGATAGTCATCCTGATCCCACCAATAGGGAATAAAGTCCCTTCATCAGTTTCAACAGATATAACTTCTGTATCAAGTGCATTACCACCTCTAGTAATATCAGATTCTAATTCAGTTTCAATAGCGGTGATGAGTTGATTTCTTTTAGTGTCAATATTTGTTTCTGCACCCTTAACAAAACCTGATAAAACGAAGTCTATTGTTCCTTGCCTTCTTTTAGCCCCACTTCCAATTTCAACATCTTCTCTTGTTTCCTCGCTTGTTTGCACTATTACAACTGGATATTGTTTATCTGATAACTCATCTAAATCAAAAGGTTGTCTAGTTACCTTTTTGATTGAAGGGCTTGTTATACCGCTTATAGTTGAAGCTATATTTGATGCTATATTCTCTCTGTTGCTCATAATCTAAACTTTCTTATTTCTTTTTCCATAAAAGATACAAACTCTCTCTGTATAATACGTTCTGTCCTTTTATCAAAACCAAAAAACTCTCTTTTTGGTTCATTTAAAACTTGGTTAAATAAAGCTCTTTGTCTCATCTCAGCATTGTTAAAAAATATAGTCGCTTTCCTATTTGATTTAACTTTGCCTGTTATAGATCCTAACATTCTTCCAGTATAAAATAAATCTACTTTTTGAGGTTTACCTTCAGCTTCAAGCCTTTTTAAATATGACTCACTATAAGGTGCAAATTTACGTCTTCTAAAGTCTTTTTGTTGTTGCGTAAGTTCTTTAATAATCGATTGTAATCTGAAACTTGCTCTTGCTAAACCTTTACGAGTTATGCTTGGAAATTTATTAAAAAATCTATTTAGTGATTTTTGTACAGACTTTGCGTTAGATTTGATCCTAACATCTACTGCCATTATCTAATTAGTCTGCCTGTACTATGTAATGGTTCTCTTTCGTTTTTAACAATAGTTCCATCCCCTGAAGCATCATATTCCACACCATCTTCTAGTATTGCAGCCCACTCCTTGTTATATTCAGACATATAGTGTTCGCCCATTCTTTCAAATCTATCTTTTTCTGTTTCAGGTCTAAACTTTGTTAGGGCAGGAGCAAGGAATCTTCCTATAAATAAATAGACTCCAGCTCTCTCAAATTGATCTAGGTTAACCTTTGTATTAACCATTTCATTTGTATTTAAAACTGTAATATCTGTGTAAACATTAGTTTTATATACAGGCCACCATTCAATTCTTAATTGTCTTAAAATGTCGTTTGTTGTTTGTGCAAAAAAATTAACCGCTTCAGTATCTGTCGATGCGATACCAAAACCAAAAATATCAGGTTGATATTTAGTTACATCACTTGCCGTGATAACATCTGATCCAGTATAGTTAGCCATTATTTAGCACCCTTAAATAACCACTCAACGTACTTATTCCATACTTTTTTTACTAGCTTTTTTAGTTTTTTTAACATTTTTTTTCACCTTGCTTTTAAGTGTGTTGACAGCTTTTTTATAAACTTTCTCAACTTTGTTTTCTGAACTTATAACAGAAAAACCTCTTTTTTGATATACAAGTTTATTAGTCTCATAATCTAACAAATCTCTTTCAATAACCTTATTGCCTCTTTGTAATTTTACTCTAGCAACAGGATCAACTTTAATTTTTACCATTTTCCTCCTAACGATCAGGGGCTAAAGATAGCCCCTGAAATTTGGTTATTATTGTACTGAAGAATCGAAGTGTAACTCTACACCATATGAATCGTGGATCTCTCCAGTTCCATATACTGCTGTTGCTACAATCTCATCTGCTCTTAAAGATGCATCTCTTTGAGTTTCTACTTTTAGCCCTTGCATTTCTGCCATTGCTAAAGCATCTCTGTGGAATGCTGCACCTTTATAGTCACCTGCATTACCTGTATTAGACATATTTGAAGTTTCAAATACTCTCATACCAGCTAATGTTCCCACAAAACCGCTTCTTAATGCTTCGTTTGCTAAATCGTTTGCGTTTGAGTTCGCAAATGTATTAGTCAAGTTTGCTTTTAAGTCGTAAGCAATTTTAGGGTGTAAGACTACTGCACATTCATTGATATTCAATGCTGCGGATCTTAAATCAGAAGCTGCTGCAAAAACTTTCGCTGCTGTGATCGCTGCTGTTCCGTCTCCGATAGCTGTTGAAAAACCATCAAATAGTGCTGTTAGGTCTGTGTCTTGTTTTTTTGCTATTGCCTCACCGAACAATCTACCGATGTCAGCTGCTACGTTTCTTGGAGCTGAGTTACGTGCTAAATCTGTTAATGTTGTCATAACACCAACTTCACTAGCTGTGATTGTTACAGAAGAAGGATCAATAGCTGTGTTTGAAAGGTCAGATGCCTCTGAAACTGCTGCTGCTGAAACTGCTGAATAAATCGGCACTTCAACTGCTTTTCCACCGCCTGAAATCGCATAATTTCTTACAAGATTTCTCATGATAGATTGTTCCTGAGCAACAAACTGAGCTTCCGCTACTATCTCTGTGTATAGTTCCGATAGTGTAGAACTTGTGCTTTCGTTTGCCATTGTTGTTTTCCTCTATTTTATTTATTTGTTTAAGTTTATTTTGATTGGAGCAGAGTCTCTGCCTTTTCTATATTCTGCATATTTCTGACGATCTTCTGCCTTACTCAAATCTAAGTCCTGAATGTTAAATGGTTTTACAGTTTTACCTTCCAATGCCGACTGGCTTCCTGTTCCAGCTAAAGACCCTTGACGGAAATGTGGGTTCGCATCTAAGAACTCTACAACACGATCTTCAATTGTAAAAAGTTCGCCTTTCGAGTTATATCTGATATTGTTATTGTTATCAAGAATTTCAATTCTATTGTCATCAGATAATCTTACTTGATTTTTTACAAGCTCCACTACTTGAGCTGGGTTGATAGCCTTATATTTTGAGGCCATAGATAACACAGAATTATCAATCTTTTCTTTTTTAATAGAACTTTGAAGACGTTGTATATCTGCATCCTTACTTGCTATTCTCTCTTGCATTAGCTTTTCAAGATCAGCTTTTGTTTTAGCATCTTTAATCTCTTGCTCTTTTTTACGTTCTTCATCTTTCTTTTGTAATTCAGCTAGAGCTTTCTCTTGTTTTGCTTTCTCTGCACCAAGTCTAGTTTGTATAATTTTATCGACTTGTTCTTGTGTAAACTGAGGTTGAGTTTTATTATCAGCTTGAGTTTCTTTTACTTCCACTGCTGGAACGTCTTTTTGCGGTTGACTAACCTGTTCTTTTTCTGACATTTTTGCTCCTATATTATTAATTGTCCGTCTTCGTTATACCAATCAGGGCTAACGTAAGACCACTGATGCCTACAATTATAACCACCTCTAACTACAAGGGGATCGCCTGATTTTTTGCCATCCCAAGATTGTTGAGACCACAGTCGTCTAACTTCAGCAACAGTGAAAACATTACTGCTTCGTTTTTTATATACACCACTCAAGATGTTTCTGCAAATACGTCTTGTTGTAGGTATGATGTCACCAAAATATTTAATATGAGTTAATCCTGCCTCACCAGCTTTAAAAGCATTTACTTGTGCATCAAACTCACGCAAACCATCATTTAATAGCTGGGATGCGTATTTTCTCATATTATCACCAGCTCTATCTCTACCAAATTTAGACTGCAAGGTTTGTACTGCTTTATCAACCTTTACTTGCATAGACTTTTTGTTTTTATTTTTTTTAACAAATTCAGCTAATCGTTGTGCTTCTGCATCATTTGATTTACTATATATGCCGTTTATTGTTTGACGTAATTCCTTCTCTAACTCAACAAACTCTCTACCAACTAAAGTGTTTTGATAAACTTTATCTGCTAGTCGTTTTGTAAATGTATTTGATACATCTTTAAATTGAGTGAAGGTTTGTAATTTTAAATTTTGTATTAAGGCTAGATCCCCTTTTGTTAGTTCTTGAAATGCTACAGGTATATTACCTATTCCTTTAAAAGCTCTTTCTATTCTTTTGGCCTGTCTATTAAAACCTTTTTTGGTAAGAGTATCTGCCCAAGCTAAAAA